GCTGGAATAGAAAAATTATCTAGAGCGGTTAGTTCTACTTTAGGAGCAAGTGGTAAATGCGTTTTATTGGAAGACGCTACAGGTAGACCTGTTATCACTAAAGATGGTGTTTCAGTTGCTGATTCTATTATATTGTTAGATCCTGTTGAAAACATGGGTGCTACACTTTTAAAGGAAGCGGCTAGAAAAACAGTAAGAGAAGCAGGTGATGGAACTACTACAGCTACAGTATTAGCACACGCTATACTAAACAACGCTTATGCAATTGAACATCCTAATACTAGGAAAATTAAAGAAGGCATTAATAAAGCTGTTGAAAATGTGATAGAATATCTTGAAAAGATTTCTATAACAGTAGATGACGATATGTTAAATCAAATAGCTACAATATCTACTAACAATGATCCAGAACTTGGTAAATTAGTCGGTGATGCATTTAGATCGGTAGGTAATACTGGTATTGTAATGATGGAAACATCTGCAGATCCAGAATGTAGTTTACAAGTGGTTGAAGGAGTTCAATGTAATATGGGTTTAACTAACTCTCATTTTATTACTAATCAAAAGAATAAAACTGCAGAATTAGATAATCCTTTAGTATTATTAGTTGAATCACCTGTAGAAAGCATACGTCAAATACAATCAGTATTAGAGTATGTTATAAAGAATAATAAGTCTTTACTTATAATAGCAGATTTAGATCAAGTAGTATTATCTACTTTAGCTATGAATAAGTCTAAAGGAAATATAAAAATTAATGTTATTAACGCACCAGTTTTTGGTATTAATAGAAAAGAGATATTTGATGATCTTGCTTTATTAACTGGAGCAACATTAATAAACGAAGATCTTGGAGATGATTTAGACTTAATACAACCTGATATGTTAGGTACTTGTATTAAAAGTATTACTAATCATGAAGAAACAATCTTGCATGTAGGAGAAACTTCAGAAGAAATATTAGAAATTATTAAGGATATTAAAAAATCACTAACAGAATCTAATCCTAGTCATCAAGTAATAAAATTAGAAAAAAGATTAGCAAGATTAACAGCTAAAATTGCTGTTGTAAAAGTTGGTGCTAATTCAGAAATAGAATTAAAAGAAAAAGCAGATAGAATAGAAGACGCAATATGTGCAACTAAAGCTGCTATCAAAGAAGGTATTGTACCTGGTGGAGGAATTGCTTTGTTGAACGCTTCACATAATATAGATACTTTTTCTATTGGTGAAGAAATACTGTTAGATTCTATTAGAGCTCCTTTTAGAGTTATATTAGATAATGCAGGAATCGAAAATGCTCCAATAGAAACAATATCAAAAGTTGGGTATGGTCTCAATGTTGTAACAGGTGAAACTGTTGATATGATTAAAGCAGGTATTATTGATCCGTTATTAGTAACAAAAAGCGCTTTAAGAAACGCTGCTTCTGTAGCTACAACAATATTGTCAACTGATTGTGTAATCAATAATTTGAGAGCATAATGAAAGCAGTAGGTAAATGTTTAGTTATAGAGAAAATAAAAGAAGGTACCACTAAAACAAAAGGTGGTTTAATGCTTGCTGAAAACCAAAGAGAAGATATTAGATATATAGAAGCTAAAGTATTATCTGTTGGTGAAGAAGTAGTTGGCGTTAAAGAAGGAGATATGATATTTTATGACAGACATGCTGGACATAAGATTGATATAGATAAAGAAACGTATCATGTTATAAGATTAGGTGATGTAGTTGTTGTTTTGTAATGAGAATAGAACCAAAAGATTTAAAAGACTTAGGTTTATTAAAACACTATAGAATAATAAGGAAGTGGGCTTGTAGAAATAATAATCTAACAGACCCAGATTTAGAACTTCTTATTTATCTTGACTGTATGGAATTTTTTACTAAACAAGACTTTAAAACAGGTACTTACGCATATAGTTGGAACAATAGACGCTGGAACGATTTATTAAAAGAAGGGTGGATAACAGTTTGGAGAGAACGAAACCATACAACCCAAAAATATAATATATATAAAGTTTCATTTAAGTGTAAACAACTAATAAGCAAAATGTACCGTATAATGTTAGGTATTGAAGATATACCAACTAGTCATAGAAATTCTATAATGAGTGGTAAAACATACACAGATACTGTTATGATTACTGCTATAGAAAACACAAATAAAGATAAAACAAGAAACAATAATGGGAATGTTTGATATAACAAATAATTTAGTAGGACAAGCGACAAACATGGCAAGAATTAAACAAGCTCAAAATGCTGGTAGAATTGCTCAACAAGGATCATTTAATCCTGGTTCAATGATTAAAGGTGTTTTAGGACTTAACACGGGTGTTCAAAATCCAAACACTGTAAGACCAGGGTTTTTTACAAACAATGCGAATATATCTATGATGAATGCACAAAATTTAAACAATAATATGATAAAAAAACCACAAACACCTATTAGTCCTAAAGCGTTTTCAAACCAAGGTACTATAGCTAATTTATATGGACAAGCAATGCCTGGTACTTTCAATAGAAATGTTAGTCCATTAGCACAAGCAATTGATCCTTTAACAAATCAAGTTATTGATCCAACTATGGATCAGGGTACTGATAATATGGATCCAACTATTCAATTAGGTGGTCCTATACCTCCACCTGTTGGAGTTCAAACACCAATCACACCTACTTATGACGCCTTAAATCAATAAAATTATGAATTTAAACATTAGAAAACACCCAATGGACTCACATGATAAAACCGCTGCTGAATCAGGAGTTGGTGCTAATGCACTGTGGAATGGTCCTTATAACACAGATTCTTTACCAAAAGGAAAAGGATCTAGTTCAGGTAAAGATGGTATTATCCTTAATAATGATAAACCACAATATGATGGTAGACCTATAACGCAAAGAGCTAAACCAAAGTTTTAATACTATGTCTTTAAATTTAATAAAAGGAAATAGTAGTTCACCTTTTCGACTGCAACGAAGTATAGTTGATCAAGGAGGACAAGGTGGTGCTTATGAATCTGGAGGTTATGATCCAAGTAATGTATATAGTGATGGTGGTATGGCTGCCGCTATATCTAGTGTTGGGACATTAGCAGCTGCTGCCATAGAATCTAGAACACCTGGAGATAAAAATAAAGAAGATCTTAAAAAACAAAAACGTCTTGAAGTTAAAGTAAAAAAACTGAAAGATGAAAAAGCAGGAAACACTAATCCAAAAGATGCAAATAGAAATGCTCGCATAGATAAAAGACTAGAAAGAATAGGCAAAAGACAAGAAAATATTGGTAATAGGATTAAAGAATATAATGAAATGGAAAAACCAACATTAAAGTCTGATATTGAAAAACCAAAAACAAAAACAGAAGAAAAAAAAGTTCCAGAAAAAAAAGTAGATACAACTAGTCAAGACTGGAGAAAAGCATTATTAAACTATAAATTTTAAACTAACCTAAACAACAAAAACAAACAAAATGGCAAAATTTATCCAAATCCCAACCACTGTAGCTGGTTCGCCAAACATCTTATTTAACACAGACGTTATTAGTGCTGTTTCTTATCTTACTGCTACTACATTTGCAGTTTACGCACAAGCAAAAGTGTTTACATTTACAACTAGTGCTGCTGGCGCTGCTAAAACTGTAGAGGCAATTTACAAAGCTATCTTAGCTGTAAATGGACCATTGTTAACTGATGTTGTAATGCCTACTGGTGTTACTATCTCTGCTCTACCTGTAGTATCCTAATTATTTATTTTAAATCTCCTATAGAGTAATTTATAGGAGAATTTAACAATTTAAACCGTATACAAATGGCATTCAAAATGACAGGTCCTCCTTATAACGTGGACAATACACCTATTTATAGTACGGACATGGACGATAATATTTTAGGTATGGCTCAGTCAAATGGAACTATACTAATAAATAAAAACGTATCTCCTTTAGAATTAAAAAAGAATAAAACAATAGAACACGAAATGGTTCATATTGATCAAATGAAAAGAGGGGATTTAGATTATTCAGATACTCATGTGTTTTGGAAAGGAAAAAAATACAAAAGATCTTCCATGAAAGAAGGTTCTAAAAAATTGCCATGGGAAGCTGAAGCTTATAAAAAACAAGGCAAAAATGTTAAATCTAAATAATACATGTAATATTATAATTATATAAATTTAATATTATTTAATTATGAAAAAAGTATTTTTAGTCACAACTATTGTATTAGTATCAGCATTTGTTATTTTTAATTTAACAAGTAAAAAAAAGATTGACACAAATAACTTAATTGGTCACTGGAATTCAGACAAAGAATCTTCTCAGTTATTTTTCTGGAAAGATGAAAAAGGAAAAATTCAAATTAAAGAAATAAGTTTTTCTGGAGAAGAACCTATCGATGTTTTAGATTTTAAAATCTATGACAATTACTTTTTAGTAAAAACAATTTTTAAACCAAATAATTGGGTTGCTAATAGTAAGTATACCTTTGTTAACGATACAGTGTTAAACTGCATTGTTAATCATTCAAAAGGAACTACAAAATTAATATATACAAAAACCAAATAATTAACAATAACAAAAAAAATAAAAAAAAATGGCATTTAAAATGAACTCAAGCATGGGTAAAAAAGTAACCCCTCTTAGACAAGAAAACAAGTTTTTAAAAGCAGAAAAAGAAGCAGAGGATATTATCAAGAAACGCAAATCATTAAGAAACTTTAATGAAAGAGATTTAGCTATTGAAAAAGCTGCTGCTACTGATAGTATTATGGCATCAAGACCAAAAAATCCACAACTTTTCACTAAAAAAGAAAAAGAAAGAATGGGTAATGAAGCAGCAAACAAAACTAGAACAGTTAATAAAGCCGCTACTACTGTAGAGAGAGGTACAAAAATGGATGCAAAAACTGGACCAACAGATACTTACAAAAGAAAACCAGCAGCTCCAACTAAACAGTACAAAAAATCACCAGCAGCTCCAACTAAACAGTTAAAAGCTAAGGTTAAAATTAAAGTAGCTGCAAAAAAAGCTCCAATGAAAATGAAAAATTGCTAAATGAAAAATATATCTACAAAAGGTTATAAAAGAAATAGTCCAGATAAAGACAACTCTTATAATATTATACCTAGTGGAGATATAACTATGGAAGATGTAGATTTTCCAGTATTAGGCATAGATAATAAAGGGAATAAAAAAGTAATGAAACCAGGGAAGAATTATAAATTCCCTGGTGACATTGTTTTAGAAGTACCCATAAAAAAACAAAGTTTATACAATAAAATATTTAAGAAATAAATTATGGGACAATATGGTAATCAACCAGATTTTGGAACAAGAGCAGGAGACGTAAAAATAGAAGGAAATCCAACAGATCCAAGTACTGCCAAAAACTTAAATTCTGCAGCTTTATATATTGGTACAGGAGGTACTTTAGTTTGCAGAGTGGTAGGTGGAAACAAAAACATACACTTTAATGATAATGAACAAAGTGGTTGGACTGTTTTTACAAATATACCAAATGGTACTTTTTTTCCAGTTATAGTAACCGCGGTGTGGGCAAGTGATGGATTTGAAACTAGTACAACTTGTTCTGATATAGTAGCGCTTTACTAATGGGATTCGGTGTAGGTATGGGAATAGGATGGGCAGTTACAGGTAATGCGCCTACAGTCCAAGGATATTTTAATATACTAAGCGATTGTAATGGGAAAGTTTTTAAAACAAACTCAACTTTTTCACAACAATTATTATCTAATGATTATTCTGAAGGTGATTATGTTGATGCTCCAAATTATGGTTCTAGAGTATTATTAGGTGCTTTTTTTGAAGTATTACCACCAGAATTTAATGACGAACTTGAAATATCAGGACAAGCTTATGACAATTGTTAGGTATAATAAACAATAAAATAAAATAATATGACAATAGAAGAAATCGCAGGGAAATTAGCATTTTTTCACGAACAGTTCCACATGATTCATTGGGAAACAAGAAGTTTTGCAGAACATACAGCTACAGGAAAATTCTATGAATATCTACAAGATTTCAAAGACGAAGTAGTTGAAAAATTAATGGGTTATACTGGAAAAAGAATTCAGTCTTTAAAGATTGATGCTATTAATCCAAAAGCAGATTCTATGAAAATAGCAGATGAAGTAATGAAGTTCTCTAGAGATTTAGAATCTTATGGAGATTCAAATAGATTTGGTGATATATCAAATTTAGCACAAGCATTATCTGGAGAAACAGCAAAATTAAAATACCTATTAACATTATCATAGGTAGATAGCAGGTGGGAGGTAAGGTATCTCACGGGTCTCATAAGCCCGTTAAAACTGGTTCGACTCCAGTACGTTGCTACTAATATTAACAATTAAATTAAATAAACATGAAAAACGAAAACAAAATTACAACAGAACAATTAGAAACTATTGTAAAACAACAAAAAGATCTTCAAACATTATTAACTAACATCGGATTATTAGAATCTCAAAAACACGGATTTTTACATCAAATTGCAGACGTTAATAAAGCAGTAGAAGATTTTAAAGCAGAACTTCAAGATCAATATGGAGCTATTAATATTAATTTAGAAGATGGTTCTTATACTTTAATTGAAGAAGAAAAAGTTGGAGAAGATAACGTAAAAGTAGAAGAAGCAAAATAATGGATTCTATTATCAGAAAAATAAGCATAGGATCTGATTATAAGAATGAAGCAATGCATTATTCTATTGGACAACAAGTATACGGAGGTCATGAAATAGCTTACATAAACTTTAATGACAAAAACTCTTCGTATAATATATATATAAAAAAAGGAGATGAAGTAATGCCTTGGAAAACATTTAATTCCAACATGGCAATTTCTATAGAATATGATCTAGAATACTAATGAAAAGTATATTTAGTTTTATTGTAAAACCAGTAGGTGAAAGATACAATAATAAAATAAAAATAGACGGTAAAGATCTTATAATAAACACTAAAATAGAAAGTTTTAAATCTGTGAATAACTTAGCGGAGGTCGTTTCGATCCCGCTAGCTTATTCTACTGATATTAAAGTAGGAGATTTAATAGTTATTCATCATAATGTTTTTAGAAGATTTTATGACATAAGAGGTAAACAGAAAAATAGTAGAGCATTCTTTATGGATAATCTTTATTTCTGTGATATAGATCAGATTTATTTATATAAAAATGATGACAAGTGGAAAGCTTTTGGAGATAGATGCTTTATAAAACCACTTAAAAATAATGACAATTTAAGACTTAATAAAGAACAAAGCCTTATTGGTATATTAAAATATGGAAATAGTTCCTTAGAAGCGCTTAAAATAAACGAGGGAGACCTTGTTGGATATACTCCATTCGGAGAGTTTGACTTTATAGTAGAAGGTCAACGACTTTATTGTATGAAATCTAATGATATTGTAATTAAATATGAATATAAAGGAGACGAAGCAGAATATAATCCTAGCTGGTCAAAAAGCCGTTGAGGAATTAATTAAAGTAGCTAAAGAAAAAATAGTAGATAGTGACGATGACATATCTGCAGATAGACTTAAAAACGCTGCTGCTACAAAAAAACTAGCCATATTTGATGCTTTTGAAATTCTAAATAGAATAGAAGAAGAGGAAAAATTACTAAAAGAAGGTGATAAGGAAGTAGAGACCAAAGTATTTAAAGGATTTGCAGAAGGGAGGTCTAAGTAATGTACGAGCAATCACTATACAAAATAATACCAGATTACATAAAATCTAGTGTTATAAAACAAAATAATCGTCTTAATAAGTGGAAATATGGATATGATAAAGATCATGATGTGGTTGTTATTAGTAAGACTGGAAAGATTGGTGAAATACTTGAAATCCAAAACCTAAAAATAGCATTACCACTTGTAGAAAATGCTTATTCTAGATCTAACAAAAAAGAAGAACAATATTGGGAACAAATGGATTTCCCAAAAGAAATAAGTAAGATTAAAAGTACGTTTGATTGGAATAAACAAACAGACGCTTTTAAAGACCGTTGGTATGATTACATAGATAACGAGTTTAAATATAGAGAAGAAGGTTTGTTTTTTTATAACAATGGCAAACCAACTTATATAACAGGTACACATTACATGTACCTTCAATGGAGTAAGATCGACGTTGGAGCACCTGATTTTAGAGAGTCAAATAGATTATTCTTTATTTTCTGGGAAGCATGCAAAGCAGATTCTAGATGTTATGGAATGTGTTATTTAAAAAATAGACGTTCTGGATTTTCATTTATGTCATCTTCTGAGTTAGTAAACTTAGCAACTATATCAAGCGACTCAAGGTTTGGTATCTTATCTAAATCAGGAGCAGATGCTAAGAAGATGTTTACAGACAAAGTTGTACCAATATCAATTAACTATCCTTTCTTTTTTAAACCTATCCAAGATGGTATGGATAGACCAAAAACAGAATTAGCGTATAGAGTTCCTGCTTCTAAATTAACTAGAAGAAAACTAGATACAAATGATCTAGCGATGGACATGGAAGGTCTTGATACAACTATTGACTGGAAGAATACTGGAGATAATAGTTATGATGGTGAAAAGTTAAAACTATTAGTACATGACGAAAGTGGAAAATGGGAAAGACCTGATAACATATTAAACAACTGGCGTGTTACAAAAACTACCTTAAGATTAGGTAGTAGAATTATTGGTAAGTGCATGATGGGATCAACATCAAATGCTTTAGATAAAGGAGGAGAAAATTTTAAAACACTTTATTATAATTCAGATGTCACAAAAAGAAACCGCAATGGACAGACTAGCTCAGGATTATATAGTTTGTTCATACCTATGGAATGGTCGTACGAAGGATTCATTGATACTTATGGCTTACCTGTATTCGACACTCCAAAAGAACCAATCAAAGGCGTAGATGGAAACTGGATTGAATATGGAGTTATAGAGCATTGGCAAAACGAGGTAGATGGTTTAAAATCAGATCAAGACGGTTTAAATGAATATTATCGTCAGTTTCCAAGAACAGAACAACACGCTTTTAGAGACGAAACAAAACAATCTTTATTTAATCTAACTAGAATATATGAACAGATAGATTACAATGAAGATTTAAGAAATACTAGTGTATTAACTAGAGGAAGTTTTAAATGGGAAAATGGTATACAAGATACTAGAGTTATATTCTATCCAAATAAAGATGGTAGATTTTTAGTATCATGGGTTCCACCATTACACTTACAGAATAATGTTATAATTAAAAATGGTGTAAAATATCCTGGAAACGAACACTTAGGTGCTTTTGGATGTGACCCTTATGATATATCAGGAACAGTTGATGGTAAAGGATCTAATGGTGCTTTAAGTGGTTTAACTAAGTTTTCAATGGAAGACGTTCCACCAAATAGTTTTTTCTTAGAATATATTGCAAGACCTCAAACCGCTGAGATATTTTTCGAAGAAGTTTTAATGGCTTGTGTATTCTACGGAATGCCTATACTAGCTGAAAATAATAAACCTAGATTACTTTTTCACTTTAAAAGAAGAGGTTATAGAGGTTACTCTATGAATAGACCAGATAAGATTTGGAACAAACTTTCTATAACAGAAAGAGAAATTGGAGGAATACCAAATTCAAGTGAAGATGTAAAACAAGCTCATGCTGCTGCAATAGAATCCTACATAGAAGATTATGTTGGAATGAGAGAAGAAGGGTTTGGAGACATGTATTTTAATAGAACATTAAATGATTGGGCTAGATTTAATATTAATGATAGAACAAAATATGATGCTTCTATTAGTTCTGGTTTAGCTATAATGGCTTGCAATAAAAATAGATATACACCATCTGCTCCTATAGTAAGACAAATACATAATCTAGGAATTAAAAAATACGATAATACAGGTTCTTCATCAAAAATATATAATAAATGAATATATACACAAATACAAATAGCGCATTCCCTAGTCAGGTAGTACCTGATGCGGTTAAAGCTTCTGAAGAGTATGGACTTCAAGTGTCTCGCGCTATAGAACAAGAATGGTTTGATCAAGGCAGAACTACAGGTAATAGATACTTAACTAATTGGAATAATTTTCATCAATTAAGATTATATGCAAGAGGAGAACAGTCTGTACAAAAATATAAAGATGAGTTAGCTACTAATGGTGATTTATCTTATCTTAATATAGATTGGAAACCAGTGCCTGTTGTATCTAAATTTGTAGACATTGTAGTTAATGGAATGTCACAAAAGACTTATGATATAAAAGCGTACGCTCAAGATCCAGAATCTTTAAAAGCTAGAACTTCTTATGCACAATCAATACTTAGAGACATGTATTCTCAAGATTTGGTTAATAAAGCAAACGAAGTTACAGGACAAGACTTTTCTGCTTCACCTCTTCCTCAAGACGAATTACCAGAAACAAAAGAAGAACTAGACTTACACATGCAACTAACTTATAAACAATCTATAGAGATTGCTGAAGAAGAAGCTATTAATAATGTTCTTGCTAATAATAAATGGGATTTAACTCGTAGAAGA